CTATTTAAACTGTGACCAATCAGTATTTAAAATATCAACATTAGTCGGAATGTTAACCTTTTCATCTGAATTAAGCTGCTTAAACTGCGTACGTTTCTGACGCTCTTGGCGAACTTCCTGGACAGATCGATAATTTTTCTTCTGCCATGCAACTAGAATTGTCTCAATATATCGGAGATTCAAAGCTGCATTAAGCACGGCTTCTTGCACCGCTGCCTTGATAAACTCTGGCTTAAAATGATCAACGTCAAACCAATTCTTAACAGTTTCCATCTCCATTTGACTTAATGGTCGACCAAACTCCTGCTCGATTAAATTATAAATCGCAGCACGACTCAAATCATCTTGATGCGTGACCGGTTGACCTTGCGTGGCCACTCGTTGCGCTGCCGTCATGGCATCATTGCCCGGTTCGGAAACCAACTTGTCGTATAACGGTTGGAAATCCAATTGCGTGCTAACACGGCCGGCGCCATCACGCATACTAACGAAATTAACCAATCCTTTGGCACGCATGGCCTCAAGATGTCCAAACACTGTCTGCGCATCCCATCCAAGCGTGTCCCCAATTTTTTGCGTGCTAGGTTCGAGCTCGCCACGATCGATGCCTGCCTTAGTTTGTACATAAACAAGCAGTTCCTCGTTTGTCATGCCAAGGTCACGATAATGTTGTAGTAAATAGTTACTGATGCTCGTTGTACCAGATTGCATAAACGCTGCAAAATTCAATTTATCTGTCATACGTTCCCCTAACTAAAATTTGAAAGCATGTGCCCCATACTTTTTGATTTTTCTATTATACCCCCATATTTCCGTCTGCGCGATGGTCATATTCAGAGTACGCTAAACAATATAGGAGGATTTGCAATATGGATAATAATGATAACCGTCCATTATGGCTACGCCCCTGGTTCTGGCTGCTAGCACTATTCGTTATAGGTCGTCGAAAGAAGAAAAACAAACAACCAAAATAACTTACGACTATAAAAAACCGCTGAAAACAGTTATAACGACAGTTTTCAGCGGTTTATTAATGTTTATATTAACTTATGGCCACAAACGGTTCATTGTACGTGGGAATGTTTAAATGCTTATACACCAGTAGTTTGAGAGTTCACTGGCGCAAATATGGCGCAAATATTAAGCCTCGTATTTAGTGGCGCAAACTAATCTGAATACAATTTTAGTTTGCAGGGTATGACCCGCCATTTCTCACCTAATTATTGTACAATAAAAAGCCCGCCAGGCTAGGAAGTTAATCCAAGTCCAGCGGGCTTTTTTCAAGTAAATCAACTAAAGTTATTATTGAAAATAAGTTGAAAAGAACTTAATCATTTTTTTCTTGCTACTAAAGCCTAATGCTTGCGCTTGATTTTCACCGTTTTTTCTTACAGGCTTTATGGCGTTTTGAATATCTTTATAGATGTCTCCAAAGCCATAATTTTGATCTATATTATGAGCCAAATAAACTATCGGAATAATAACGCTGGCTAATTTATTAGTTATCTCAGTTTTACCATTTTTTTGTTCGTGAACATGTAAATATTCTCTCCATTCGACTTTTAATTTCGGCAAAGTTTTAAATTCAATATCAATTAAGTTAGAACTGTGTGCACAAACGTTTCTAACTAAAACCATTGCCCCAATCCATGAATTTAATTCAGAACTACCACAATTAAAATTTTTAGCAATTTTATCCTTACTTTCCAACGGTAAAAGTTGGTAAATATGATGTAATTGTCCAAATGATAATAAATCAAATGCTAGCCAAACGGTAGGATACTTCTTATGTTGAGAACCATTTTCTACTTTATTATATTTATTATCTTTTAAAGTGAAATTTTTGTCGTCAAAATATTCTGGATTTGAATATTCACTCATATTTTTAATCATTTTCAAAATTGTATTTTTTATCAAAGATTGTTCTCCAATAATATACTCAGAGGTATAACGTCCTTGATCAGCCCAAACTAAAAAGTCCAAATATCCAAATGGGCCAGAGTCATTACCTATTAGCTCGGCAAGACTGTTTTTAAAGGCTAGTTCAATCATTTCAATAATATGTAATAAATGTATTCTTAGGTTTTTATCAAAAAAATATCGTTTTAACACACTGCTGAATAGTAGTCCATCATATAGGCCATCCCTTACAAATGGCTTTGCGTATTCTTTTAACTTATAGTATCCGATATTTTTAATGTAGATACTTGCATTTTCAGAATCGATTGTCATCTTTCGATCACTAAAAACATTTACAAGTTTTTGATCTTCATCTTGTATATTCATTTTTAATTCCAACTTTACTATAAAAAAAGCCCGAACATAATTGCCCGGGGACTTGATATGCCTTTATTATATGCGCCACCATATTGAATGTCAATTTCAATACAGAAAAGCCCGCCAGACAAGGAAGTTCATCCAAATCCAGCGGGCTTAATTTATATGTGGGCCAACTTGCGCATCTGTTTTAATGTCGCAAATTGGCCCAATTGAAATTAGTTAGTAAATGCAGCCTTCAACCAAACTGATTCGCCATTCATCTCTACTTCAATTGATGATCCAACACGTTGCAATACCTTGTATCGTCCATTCAAAGTGAAGTATTCCGGAACTCCGTTGTTACCAAGGCCGTTTTGGTCCGCCAATGGGTTACCATGACGGTCGGTCAACGTTACTGATACAGCCGGCATGTCGTTGTGATAATCTGCTACTGGAATAGCCATATCATAGTTTCGAACGTACACACCACCCAGCTCATATTGCCAGCTATCTAGATAGAATACACCGTTAAACTCTGCCGAGTCAGCTTGCGTGTTAGCGTCCAAAATTTCGACATCCTTCCTGTTTACCCAAGAATAAATATCATCAAGTAATACACGGTCGCCATCGACTTCTAGCACTTTGTGTGGCTCCCCCTTGATGAAATCTGGGATAGTTTCACCAGTCGCATAGTGCGTAGCGCTGAAGTTAACCTTTACGGTCATTCCCGCTGCAATATCTGACTTCGGAGTGTTGTCTGCTTCCTTACCGGCATTCACAGCTGGCGTGTCCGTGTTTGGCTTGCTAGGATTACCGTTCTTGTATCCATTATCAGTAACACCGCTCAAGTCAACGTTACCGTCCAACCCACCGGCAACATATGTTGAAGTAAATTGGAACAACCCGACATTATCGAATGATGGAAAGTAGTTATAGTTTGGCTCTGGCGTCACTTCGTAGTTTGGGTATTCAGCAAGCCAAAGCTCGTATGAATTAGCGATACGTTGCAAGTCAGTTGAATCTTGCAAATAGTTCTTATATCCGTAAACCATTGGTGTGTAACCAGCGTCCTTGATACGTTGCAAGGCGTGCATGATTACGTCAGTGTTCTGTCCGCCACTCTCAACATCAAGAGCGACAATCGACCCCCTTGGCGTTTGAATTTTCGGCAAGAAGTAGTCCAATACCTTATCAGCCGTCGCATAATCAGTGATATCTTGCCACCACATATACGTGTGAGCGCGCTTGCCCTGAGCAATTGCGTATTGGACTTGCGTGGCATAAGTAGATTGATCATAGATATACCCGTGATAACCACCAATTTGTGCGATAGCAAACTTATCGTGACCATATCCAAACTTACCTTGCGAACCTTGGTAGATTGACCAATCAACACCCCGGTCGCCTTTGGTAGCATGTACTGATGGTACTGATCCCATAAATTAAAAGCGCTCCAGTCGAAACCAAAGCGCTTTTTAGCAATTTATTCATATTAAGCCTCCGTTGTTGATTCTGAAGGTGCTGTCGTTACCTGAGATTCTGCTGAGCTTGCTACTGGAGATTCTGTCGCTGAGCTTGTTGGAGCTTCTTGAGCTGAACTTGCTACCGTAGCTTCTGAACTGGCTACTGTAGACGCTGAGCTTACTGGAGCTTCTACTGCTGAACTTGCTGGTAGGCTTTCAGGAACTTCAATGATTGGGTCTGGCACATAGATTTCTGCGTCAGCCACCATGTTCTTAATCTTATCCAAGCCAAGACGTTCCCAGTCCTTCGTGTTGTCAGTTAACTTGATTCCATCTGATTGTCCTAACGTCATCTGACCGCCTAAGTATTGGCTGAAGTCTTCTGAGTTACGGATTGAATAAGGCAAGATTACCTGTGATAGTTGAACACCCGTACTGCCGTTATCTACTTGAATTTGTGGTGCGTTAAAACTTACTATTACTGTCATTATTTTTGTCCTTTCATGATGCCGTTAAATGTTGGCAGATACCCACGTTCTACCATCAGTTGTCTTCTGGAATCCGCTTGGAGTGACTCTTAGCCCATAATTGCCTGCCAATATGGTGGTTGATGCAAGAGTTGTGTTGCCTGTGAACGTCTTGTCACCCGAAAGAACTTCATTTCCAGTCTTGTGTACTAACTGAGAGTCGTTGCTAGGAACGTCTTCAGGTGCCGGTGTCCAATCAGTAGGAATGTTTCCTTCTTCTAGCTTATAACCCGCAAATTGGACTTGTCCGTTTGTTAAGTTATTTTCAGCTTCCCAACGCAAAGGGGCAGTGCTTGTGATTGGGTCATTTGTTACAGTGAACGTCGAAGATACTCTTGTCCAATCTGTATGAGCAGGCAAAGCCACTGTATAAACGTTAGGATTCACAATCCAAGAGCCATAGTATCTTGTAACTCGTGTATCCGTATCAGACGTATTCCTTACATAAGTAGAAAATGTATACGTCTTTCCGACTTGCAGTATTCCAGCGTTTTGCAACTTATATGTTGGGCTTGTCCAGCCCCTTGATGTTGCAGCGATAACCATTCCGCGATATGTGTTATTTGTTACTGTGTCGAGCTTATCCCACCGAGAACTACCACCAGACCAGTCGCCGGTACCTAACAGCAAATTACGTCCACCAATAACTAAATTACTAGGTACGTCTTCAGGTGCTGACGTCCAGTCAGTTGCGATATTACTAAGTTCTAATTTAAACTCCTTAAAGGTAAACGTTTCTCCGCCAATGAACCCAGTGCCATAACTATTTGCAACTGCTCCTTGCAATCTTAAAAAAATGTTTGTTATTCCTGAAGGAATAGTAAATGTATAAACTACCTTTGCCCAGTCTGAATTGTTAATATCTGTGTACTTAACGAGGGACACTTCGTACTTTGTTGTTATGTTTTTAATGCCCACACGAACAGCAACTTGTTTAGCTGTTCCCTTAACTTTGAATGAAACTGTGTAGGTATTACCAGCAACCAGCGGTGTTGCAGAAATGTCAGTCCAAGCTTGTGCAAGCCCATAAAACCATTCTTTATTTCCCTGACTATTTGAAACCTGTATACCAGTATCTAAGTAGTTTAACGACCCACTAGCATCGCTAGAAGCACCCTTCAATACAGGTTTAACAGCATCATTTGCGCTAAGTCCAGATGAGTTCAAAATATAATTACGCCCACCTACATTAAGCTGGGATAGGTCCATATCACCCTTAGGCCCTTGTGGCCCGACTGGTCCAGTAGACCCTTGTGGTCCCCGTGGTCCTTGAATACCTTGAGGTCCCTGTGGACCAGTATCACCCTTGTCACCCTTGGTAATTGTCCTTCTGTATTCAGCAATCTTTTCATCAACTGAACGCAACACAGTGTCAAAGGTTATTTGCGGGACTAACTTTCCTGCTGTGCTATGGAGGTTCTTACCCACCCTAAAGTCGATTGTGCCCTGTGATGGATATACCTCAACATCACCGTCTCCGTTGGTAACAGATACTTCCATATGGTACGTGTCAGGAGTTAATTGCTTTAGTAGTTCATTAGAGAAATCTAACGAAATCAAGTTACCATCAATCACAGCTGGTACATCGAATAGATAGCCAGAATCATTAGCAATCGTGAACGACACAGCCTTCCCTGTGACATCTTGTGCCTGACCCCCATTCCAGAGCCGGAAATCAAAGACTGTTGATGTATCGGACACCTTGTTTAGAGCGTCGCCCAGAATCTTTACTGTTTTCATTTAATCGTTCCTTTCATAAGCTTCACAGCCAATTCAATGGCTTCATCAATCTTCTTAGCGGTAAACAGATGAGCCTTGTCAGCTTTAATCAGATAATCTGTAATCATCTTGATTGCTTGAGCCTTTTGCGTTTGGCCTCCATCGAAGGTCACCTCAGCCCACTTAACGGCACGTTCTGCGATACCTAACAAGGCTGTGAGCCTCTTATTGCGGGCAAATCGTGCTGATAGCCAACCAATGGCCCAAATTAAAAGCGCTGGTGCAATACCGGACTGCCACAACGCTTCTACAAGGATTATTAAGTTATTCATTGTCATCGTGATGTTCCCTCCAATCTTCGATTATGGATATACGCTTCTCGTGGTCATCAATCCGTGAATCATAGCCTTTCAAAGCCTCCTGCAAACCGGCAATTGTCTTATTCAAGCTATCGATTGATTTAACAAAGGTCATCTTTATCACGAACCACATTGCGGCACTTAGGGTTGCCAGAACAGTGAGCCAACCTGCTAAGTCGTGTGGGAAAAAGTTCATAACTTCACCCCACTAGTTATTGGGTAGTGGGTCATTCGTGATAAACACAAAGTTTCCTTCACTAGCTTTGTCCGCTACAAACTTATTATCAGTCGTGAAGTATGCATTAACGCCACTACCGACTATCGCATTAACTGGATAGCCACTATTCGACTTGTAACCATCGTTAGCACCTAATGGAAATGTACCTGCAAACTTGGCAACGTATCGCCCTGTAACAAGGCTACCAACTCGTGTATATGTGATTTGCAAATCATTAGTTGTCCCAACAGTTCTGGTATAAATTTTTTGTGTAGCGTCTAATGTTCCAGAAACAGCTACGTTTCCAGTGAACGTCTTATCTCCTGAGATAGCCTCATTTCCAGTCTTGTGCACAACACCATCATCGTCCGCCAAGTTGTGCCAAGTATTTCCGTCCCTTGATTGTTGGATAGAAGTTCCGTCTGACTTAAAGTTAGGCGTGCTGATTGTCTTTGCTGAAACCCCACCGTTAGAAGTTACATTGCTTGTTGTAATACCCTTGTCGAACGTAGCTGTTTCAGTGAAGTGATTTGCAACGTTCAGCATAGACACCTGCTTGGAGTCGATTTGCCCTGCCAGATTCTCAACTGAGGTCTTCAAAGTTTCGTAAGCAAGTTGTTGTGCCTTGATATTGTCATTCAAACCACTGATACGTGAGTTGGCTTCATCAATAGCCTTTTGTACTGAATCGATATAGTCCTTTGAAGCATTAGCTGTGAACAAAATATTGTTAGCCAACACCGTGAACGTTACAGGGATTGAGCTTATAACCGTACCAGCGCCATCTTGGACACTGATGTAGGCCTCTTCAATGTCCCCAGCTGATTGGTACATTTCTCCTGGGATTAGCATAGAGAACAACCCACCAGTGGCTGAAATCATGTCGTGAACCCCAGAAATTTGCTTAACCTTACCTGCTGAATCCTTTGCCGTAAGAACAACGTTTTGGCCGTCTAAGTTATGTGGCAAATTGCCGTCCTTGATAGCAAAGTAAACGATACGTCCATTGTCACCCTGACGTCCTGATAGTGAGTCGATCAACGTCACATCAGTTGTGTCTAGCGACGTGTTAACTACGGCATAGCGACCCTGTGATTGTGCTTGTGTAGCCATATTTTCTTAATTCCTTTCGATTAAACCGTTGAGAATCATAATCTCAACCATGTTTTGTAATGTATTTTCCATAGCAACCAAGTGGCTGTTGAAATCATCATAAGATTCCCCCAAACCGCTTAGATCGCTGCCCCAGTATTCATGTCCTTTGGCCTGTATGCCCTCCATATCGACAAAATGATACTCATTGAAGATGTCCACCAGTCGATTGAGGTTGTTTTTGAGCCAAATTAAAGCACTCCCAATATTTGAGAATGCTTGCTCGTTGTATTCTGTAATGTTTAACGTCTTCATTGGCGTAGGAATATCTGTAATCATGCCAACATCGTAGAACGCCTGGTAAATCTGGTGAGCTGTATCATCAGCCCCAGAAATACGCTTTGGTAAATCTAAAATCATTCACTCACCACCTTTGTTGTCAGTGTTCCCTTATCATCAACCACCAGTTGATACTTTGTCCCATTGGGGCTGGTCAATACCACTGTGCTCAAGTCAGGCTTACCTGCAATAGCTTGCCAATGGGTGTAGGCATAAGCCTTATTTCCATCGGGGTCAGCATATTGCACGATTGGTGTGCTCTTAGATGGCTCAGGTTCTGGCTTAGGTTCTGGTGTAACACGGTCTGACTTAGCAAATTTATGCCATGCCTCGGTGTCACCATAGAACTTGTCCAAATCCAGATTGCCATCGTAGCCACTTAGGCGCCCTGTTGAAGCGTATTGGAATATTGCTGGCCCACTCCATGAGCCATAACCATTAGCGTCCGTCCATGGGTCATCTTGGTACCCAGTGGGGTTTGAATCTGCGTATTGGGCGACCCAGAGACCGTAATTGGCACTCACAGTTGACCAGTCATAACTGCTTGTGACTGACTTGCTTATGTAAATCAATGGCCTGATACCAGTCTGCTGATACACGTAATCCAGAAATGCCTTAGCGTAACCAACTCCCTGTGTTACAACAGCACCTTCCCAGTCTAGGAACAGGACAGCTTCTCCAAGGTAGCCCTGAATGTTGCTAAGGAAGAATTTGGCTTCATCTACAGCACCAGCACCTGTCGCAAAGTGGTACACACCTAACAACCGGCCTGCTGACTTAGCGCCTTGATACTGGGTATCAGCTTCGGGTGATACATAGGTAGTTCCTTCGGTGGCTTTAATAATAACGAAATCAGCAGGGACAGCACTTAGGTTGATACCAGCCTGCCAGTTTGATATGTCGATTCCATTTAACGTCATGATTCCACCTTTCCGATAACCCACATGTTACCTGTTGTCCCTGTGTTCTTTTTTGCCGTGTTGACTGCTGATTGTTGTACCCTTTGGGCGTCCAGATAATTCTTTCGAGTGTTGTTCAACGTAACCTGTACCGCTGATGTAGCAAACGGTGCTCTTACAATGCTGACAACTTCAACAGAAGTCTGGAACCCGTTATCAATCATCTGTACTGTCCAATTTTCACCCAAAGCAACGTCTTCATTCCCAGCTGATGTAACTGTCATAGCCAACGAGGGCTCCAATACAAACGACTGGGAAGCCAAGTTCTTCATGGCGTCCGCACTGGTGACTGAATCACTTTCAACACGGGCACCTTCTTTGATACCCCACTTAGCAACTGAATCTGCGTCCTGTACCTTGAAGGGTGAGAATGCTGGTTGTTCCATGGTTGATACAGCTTGCACGGTATTCACAATGCCGGTTGCGTCATACTGTAGTTGTACTGCGGCAGTATCATTACGATACCTGAATACCTTGCGGGTATTGGTCACATATGAATCTTTGTCGTACAAATGAATCACCTTGTTATCAGGTACGATGGCATATACACCAAATGCACTCTTGATTGTCGACAACCCTTCGATGATTGACGTGTTACTAAAATCCGTTAGCGTCTTGTTACTATCAAACTTACCATGGATCTGATATGAGTAGCCATCGCCAATATCTGTGAGCAGAAAATTCAAGGCGTCAATCAAACTGAATGAATTATCACCCTGTCTAACGTTGTACTGGAACCGATTGTTGAGCTGGTAAAAAATGTGTGTTGCCGTAACTGTTACGTTGTGAACACCACCAGTGTTGTCATCAGTCGCCTGTTTAATCACGTAGGTTTGACCGTCATATTGCACCAGATTCTCCACTTGTAACAAGGCAAACCCAAGTGATCCATCGTCATACGCTTGGAAATCAACTTGGTAAGCTTCATTCTTCGTACGGGTGAGCTGAAACGTGCTGAAATTCAATGAGGATAACGCTTGTGTGGACTTGCCGTCCCTCGATTGAATAACAACCTTGTCTTTGCTGTATGCCATTTAAAAGTACAGGAATGGGAAGCTGAAGGTAACATTGGCACTGCTTAGTCCACTTAAACGAATGTCATTATCTCCACGTTCCAACTCGATGTGCCCAAAGTCCGTGCCTACGTCAGTTGACCCATTCAGTGTTGGTATTACACCATTCAATATGAACGTGTCACCGTTAGCCATCGCCTTATTCAACTTGATACTGGTGCCATTCGTCTGATTTGTCAAAGTAAATGCACCCGAACCTTTTACCGTAATCACCAAATCATGGTGGTTAACGTATGGGTCAATGGCCACATCTGAAGGGTTGTAAATGTTGAACTGATTACTGGTACCAACATAGCTCAACGGCATGGCTGGTAGATTCATACCGAACCCCAAACTGCCTAAGTCATCAGGTAACTTATCTGACCTGGCCAAACTCTGTGCCAGTCCACTTGGATTGGTGAACACAAGGTCTACCGTCCCTTGTGATGAAGCTTGAATCGGTGTGATGTCAGTTGGGTTAGCCATTACCCAAAACGTCTTAAATGGTTCCTGCGTGCTTCTAAGGCGTATTAGACCACGCTGGTAAAAGACACGGTTTAACTCTGCCTTAAGCAACCTGAAATCAGCCATGTTGCGCCCCTTAATAAACAATGACACGGTGACTTGATTGGCTCCGTAGGTGGCTGTTTGTAACCGTTGGCCGTCTGAGCCGGCTATGGTTAGCCAGTCACCTGATAACTGGGGCGCTGATGACTTCATATCCAGAAACTTCACAGATGGAAGTCTGGCCGTCAAGTCATATTCTTGGCCACCGTAGGGCTGTACGAATAGTTTCATAACGGGAATATCCTTTCGTTATATTGATTGATAATTATGTGTTGTTTGAGCCATGCCCATTTGGTTCATCAGGTTGGGTAAGTTGATACCACCTTGAGCCTGCATAGCCTTGAGTTGGTCTTGGTTAACGCCAAGCATGAGTGACAATAACGTGATTACGTTGTCAAACTTTTGCTCCAACTGTGCTGTATCAGACTGAACCACAACCTGTTGTCCTTGTGCGCCATTGATACGTTGGTTAGCTTCTGCAAGTAATTGGTTGGCTCGTGGCTTACGTGATGGATTCATTGGGATAACCACTTCTGGGAACCCTTCTTCACCCATTTCTGCAAACGTTCGTGAGTTAATCCAACCGCCATCTGCAAAACGCTTAGCACCCCAAGGTCCCCAACCACGCTTAACACCAGTTGGTGCCAAAGCTGAACGCCAATCCACCATGTTAAACACAGCCAAGAACTGATCTAAGGCTGACAGAATGTTGTTGTGGCCTGGGTACTTCCAAGCGTTAAACGTCCCAACCTTGTATTGGAACAGTCCTCGTGGCTTACCAGTACCATCATGGTCATCGTAACCTGTGTTGATACTTGAGTTCACATTAGACTCAAACATAGCCTGTGACCATAGCTGTGCTAAGTCTGCACCTGACAAGTGTTCCCCAATTATGTCGGCCGCTTTACGGGCTGTCTTATTGAAGGATTCCTTTGACATAGCACCTTCACCGGCTTGTGCAACCACGTCTTCATCTTCATGCTTCTTCTTCAAAGACTTGAACATGTTGACGATTGGATCTGCAATACCTTGAACCAATCCATTGGCCATAGCTGGTGCAATGTTAGTTACCAGAGGGCTTCCTGCGATTCCTGAGACCGCTTTGTTCATAACATTACCCAAAGCCTTGATTGGGTGTGCGATGAACTCTGTTAGCTTGTCCCACTTATCAGAAATCCAGCCGATTGCTGTATCAAGCCAGTTATCAGTACCATGAGCAAACTTAGGTAGAGCATGGGCTGGGATAACCGTTTCACCACCTGAGAAGTTAACCAGACGGTTGCGACCTTCAAGCACCGTAGCACGCCCAGAGTTATCAATGATTGCTTCTTGGTAATGCTCTCCTGGAGCGTCATTAACAATTGCCAACCCCTTAGGTGCACCCTTTGTACCATTAGCAAACTTCGGAATCTTATCAATGGCGTTCTTCTTACCACCAAACGTATGGATAACAGTATTAATGCCTCCAATACCATTGTTGATGGTATCAATAACGTTATTAATACCATTACGAGCAAAGTCCTTTAAGCCGTTCCACATGTCAGACCAGAATCCTGATACCTTATCTTTGATAGTTTGGAATGTACCCCAAATCTTAGAACCAAATCCTTCGATGCCGTGCTTGATTGAACCAACCTTCTTACCGAAGATTGACTCTACATAGTCCCACAGTGCATTCCAGATACCTCGAATGTCTTTACCAAGATTTCCCCAGTTTCCTGTAAAGAAATCAGTAAACGTCTTGATAACACGCTTGTAGATATTGATGTACTTATCGAATATGTTACTTACGTAGCTCCACGTAGCGTTCCAAGCTCTGCCAATGCCATCAGTAAATGAATGCCAGCCTTTGCTGAAGCTCTTACTGAATGAGTTATAAGCCTTCGTTACTGATGACCACGCATTACCAAACCACTTCGTAATTCCTTCAAAGAATTGCTTAGCAGACTTAACCAAGCCATCTACAAACTGTCGGAATTTTTTATTGTGCTTATACAACTCAATTAAGGCGACAACCACAGCGGTGATAGCTGTTACCAACAAGATAAGTGGGTTAGCCTTAAGGAACTTGAATGCCAACTTAATACCTGTACCTGTTGCCTTAGCCGTCTTCACAAGTCCAGCCATAGCCAAGTTAGCGCCTTTTGTAGCAATTGAAGCTGTCCACTTCAATGACTTACCAATCAACTTACCAGTTGCAATTGAGGCCGTCTTAATAGTTCCAATACTCTTCGTGAATGCTTTGGTAGCAATTGAAGCTGTGAACTTCAAAGATTTACCAATCAGCTTGCCAGTACCTAAGGCAACTGTCTTGATAGCTCCAATACTCTTTGTGAATGCTTTCTTACCAAGTGAAGCTGTCCACTTAAATGCTTTGCTATCCTTTACTTTTTGGGCAACTGATATGGTGCTTGTGACAGCGTCATGCAACTTGCTCAATCCGTTGATAGCTTTACCAGTGAAGTTCAAGGCCAACATGGCTGTCATAAGTTCCAAAATCAGCTTACCGTGGTCTGCTACAAAATTAACAACGGGTGTGATCGCCTTAACGATTGCAGGCATATTCTTCACCATAGTGTTGATAAAGTCCTTCACAGCCTTCTGAAGTGGCTCCAGTGCCTTCTTGAACTTCTTCGTCTCAGTGGCTGACATCGTAATTGAACTGACAGACGCCTCGGCTGAACGCTTCATGAGTTCAAACAGGTTGGATTCCTTCAGTTGGTCAGATGTCTTCTTAGCAGTACCTGAAACATCAGAGAAAGCCTTATTTTGTTTACCAAGCGACCCAAGTACCTTCAGTGAGTTATCTTCACCCAAAGCACTCCACAGGTTAGAAGCAAGTGTGGCTTCCTTCTGCTTATCGGTCATCTTACCCATCTCACCAGTGATTTGCTTGAACATATCACCAGCAGTGACCTTACCGTCCTTGTATCCTTGAAACATATCTTGGGACTTCTTTGAGAACTCACCAATGGCTTTGTCCATACGACCATCATTCAAACTAATAGAGAACTCTTTGGTGAAGTCCATCAACTTATCACCGTTGTAGGCACCGGTCTTGATACCATTGGCAATCATTGAGAACGAATCTTTGGCAGATAGTCCCATTTGACCAAGCACCTGTGAATACTCGGCCATGTTGTCGGAAATCTCTCCGCCCACGTCACCACCTTGTTTTTGCAAAGTGAATAGATTGTCGAAGTATTCTTGGTAGCTCATGTGCCATGCTTTTGTAGCGTTTTGAGCACCCTTCAATAACTCTTCGGTGTCAGCCCCACTAGCCTTTGAGTATTGGGTTACCAGCTTCGTTTGCTCTGCCAGTTCACCAACCTCAGCCTTGGGGTTCATCTGCTTCAACTTGGTATATGTCTCAGTCAAATCTTCAACAGATTGACCATAACCTTGGGCATACAGCTTGTTGATAGCCGAGATAGCTTCCTTAGATTCCTTGTAAGAACCTGTTGTCTTAGCTTGTAAAGCTGATACTTGTGACTGTTGATCATAGACAGCCGACACTAGTTTAGACACACCAGCTAGTGCAGTACCTGCGACCGCTACAGTGGCTGTTAAGCCTGCTGTTGTCTTACCAACTGCACCGGTTAGCTTCTCAAACTTTCCACCTGCCTCAGTAGCGCCCTCATTCTTACCAATCTTAGATTGCCCTAAATCCAATTCTTCAAGGCTTTGCTTACCCTTAGCAATTGACGTAGCTGTCTTATCCAAGGCAATCTTTTGCTTACTGATGGACTCACTTGAAGCGTCACCAGACTTGGTCATCTTCTCAAGTTGTCGTGACTGGGCTTCATACAGTTGAGATTGCTTATCAAGGGTACGTGATAGGCCTTCCTTTTGAGCTTTAAGGGCTTCTTCTTCCTTACCTTCGGCCTTCAATCGTTCAACATAGGCGTCCGTCTCCTTGATGGACTGTTGGATTTCCTTGTTAAGGCTAGCAATTCCAGACTCTTGGAGTTCGTAAGCTTGTTTTGCCTTGGCTTGCTGCGCAATCATAGAGTTCAATTGACGCTCTGCCGTGGTTATTTGACTAGCGTACTTCTGATAAGTAGCTTCACCGGCTTCCGTTGAACGATTAACCTCGGCTTGCTCTTGTCGCAACTTTTGAAGCACGTCTTGTTGCTTTTCAACTGACTGGGATAGCCCTTTGTACTTAGCTTCAGACGCCCCAATTTCATCACCAGAAGCCTTCATCTGGCTTTCCATCTGTTTCCACTCGTTCGTGGAATCCTTAACGGCTGACTTCAACTCGTTAAGACCTTGGGTGGCTTTTGCAGTGTTCAAGCCGATCTCTGTCGACATTAAGCCGGCTACTTTTTCTTTTGCCATGTTTACCTCCTTTCTTTTTTTATCCAAGTGATTGATACAGGTTCATAATGGCGTCTGGGTTCTGCATTTTATCGTCTTCGGAAGCGTTCATGACTTCCATCAGCTCCGCATAATCAGCTTCTTCGATGTCATCTAAAGACCAGTGCAGGTTCTGCATCGTATCTTTTTCAAACATTCTTAGATCAGCCAAATGGTTTGTGTATGTCATCACTCGTTCAATCGGGGTTACTCTAAACCCTCGTCATCAGTTTCCGTCAAAGCCTTCTTAATCTCAGCTTCTGACATTCCCATAAGACGCATGTTCAAGCGTTGTGCAATTGCCATAACGTCCTCTTGACTCAAATCTTCAAGTGCTTCAATCTCAGCTGGATTAAGCTTCAACATATCGACAACGTATTCCGTCACGTTGTCTAAGGCACCCAATACAGCTTGCAGAGATTCAACCGGTGCATCTTCTTGCATAGAGTCTTCCAATGTAGCCAACTTCAATTGAACGGAATATGTCTTCTTCAAATTCTTGACACTGGCCTTAACTTCAAATGGGGTTTTGCGCAGTTCTTTAAATGCAATCTTCATGGTTTTACCTTCTCTCGTATATGTACTTGTCAATTGGGCTTCTCACCCCGTTTGAGCCTCTTTATTGTCGTGGCTGTAGGACAATTGGAACGACCTTATGCGTTGGGCGTGGCAGACGTTGAACCGCCTGTTACACCAAACACATCAGCTTGCATGGCTGCCTTGTCGAACTTAGCATCAAGGTCTGAGTAAACCTTCATTGCTTCATTGTTCCATGCTTCAACACCAAATGAAGTGAATGTCAATTGGTCATCGGCACGGGCTTCGTTGTTCGTATCAGTTTGTACGTTGGCTGCAGTCTCTTGTACCTCACCGTTAGCAAATCCGAACCAAATTGATTTAGTGCGCTTGATGTTTTGCGTCTCAACCGTCATAGCAACTCGTGGGCGGTCACCTTGTAGGAATCCACCCTTACCATCTGAGATACGTCCCAACAACTTTTGCTTAATGTCGAATGGTAGATCATTAAAGTCCAACGCAACTGATGGCTCACCCTTCGTTTGTGTTTGGTCGGTTTTAGCGTTGTTACCATATACCGGCGTACCATTAGCTGAAATGTTAGTAATGTTAGCGCTCTTTGAACCAAGCATTGCTGTGGTTACGGGAAATAGACCGTCTGCTGACAATCCTGCGTCACCCTTCAATAGTTCTCCAGTTTCCTTATCACGCAATGCCAACGTGATAAGCTTCAATCCTGCAATAGCCATAAAATGTAATTCCTTTCAATAAAAAATGAGCCAACCATTATTGGTCAAGCTCATCAAGTGTTAGTGTTTTGTTTACTTCGATATTTTTAATCATCTGTTGCCCATCGGTTTGGCTAATATCCAAATACCGTGGCTGACTATCCGTAATACGCCATTCCTTGGCTTCTAAGGCCTTGTACAGCGTTATCTCTTTACCAATAAGGTTCTCTTCGTCAAGCCCGTAGAAGACTTGTAAACGATACCCAAAGGCCATCTCATTGAACGTGTTACCACCGTATGTCGTGATGTCTGAGTTGCTCTCAGTAATCAGCACTTGGGTGACATTCTTATTGTCGATAACTTCCTCAGGAATAGCATAAAAGTATACTTGCCAATCAGGGAAAACCGAATGAACCACGTTACTAATTTCTTCCACTGGTGTCATTGTTTGTTACTCCTATCGATAATCTGCTTGTATACCTCTGCTTGTGCTTCAACAATCTTAGCTTGCAATTGGGAGTCGTTACGTAGGTTATCGATGGCATGGTCACCGTTAATAGCAACCTGGCCACCCTTCTTATACTTACGTCCTTTTGCTGTGTACATTGGAAATTTCGTACCATTCTCAATGAAGTTAGCAATATAAGCCTTGTCCTTTGAGAACCCAACTGTTGAACTACCGTTTTTCATGCCGTCTACGTTGGTATTCTGTGCCATAACTGAATCAGCCACATGTGGGTCTTTACCCGTTGTGCGGTGTCGGTAGTGATTAGCCTTGTATTCAGCTTCGAGTTCCTTAGCAAACACATCAGCACCTGCCTTAGTAACCTTAGCCTTATCCTCAACCGTCATGTTGGTTGATAACGCTTCAGCATCTTCAATAAAGGCGTTCAAAATGTCCTCCAACGATTGTTCTGCCATACCCTATGCCCTCCGTTTCAATGTAACGAAGTCATACGCAATAATGGCATTACTTTCATCTGGTGAGTATTGCACAACGTCGTACATCACGCCGTCAATCTGGGCTACCTTAATACCTTCCACAGCGGTGTTATGGCGTACCACGATAACCTTAGTATTATCGAGTGCTGTACCTTGAATTTGATACTGTTGGTTCAACGTGCGGAGTTTAGGTGCACACCATACACTGAATTGTTCCACAAAAATTTTATGAATAGAACCATTATTAGCATTCTGTTTAGATTCCACAGTACCAAACGCGACCTTACGATTGAACTCAGCTGCCCTCATGTTGTTCCTCCCATTCTGCATACTTACCACGCAATTGGCCAACAATAGAATTAACCGTAGCATCCATACCAATGGCTCTAGTTTCTGTCATACTGATGCGGTACGTGTATAACGTGCCAGCATAGGCATAGACAGCAGTTTCGTAACGGTCAACAACAGCAGGTTGAGCATAGAAATTGTCATCCGTTCCAATTGCATCCTGGATGTAATTTTCAGCTGCAGACAAGTAGCCATTGATAATTGCGTCATCATCAGCAAAATCAACGCGCATTAGTGTCTTGAATTGTTCAATATTGACCGTCATTTAACTCACCTGCCTATTAAGCTTGCGTTCCGGCTGCAGCAGCTTGTTGAACAGTCTTTGCAGGTTGGTCAGCAATAGCCGTGAATGAACCAGCCACAAATGCATCGGCATCGGTTGCCTTAACATCAAAGCGATCAATAACACGTAGCTTCGTCAAGTCCTTTTCAAAGGCACCACCACCGATGTTGGTTGACAACAATGACATATTTTCACGGTCAAACAACGTTACAGCTTGCTTCAAGTCACCAAAGTACAAAGGCATTGCACCCTTGTTTGAAGGCAACCACTTGTCAGCGATTTCGATCACTTGCTTACCCTCAATCATGTAGTTTTCAGGTTGAGTAACATCACGTTGCAACAAGTAACGTCCGTCTGCGTCCTTAACCGTTGCCAAAACAGCAATACCAGACGTGTTAGTCATGAAGAATGACGTTGCACGGATAGCTGGGTCAACAGCAGTCAACGCCATCTTCTTGATGTCATCGAACGTTGCCAATGTTGGCTTAGTTGGTGCTGCGTTCATAACAGCGATGATGGCATTGTTACGCGTAACAACAACCTTCTTCGCAATCCATGATGACAACCATGCCAAGATGTTTTCTGCCGTATCCTTCAACAACGTGTTAGTTACCGTCGTGATACCTGCATAACGCTTAATCAAGTACTTGACGGTTGATAGCTTAGGGTCGTCGTTGTCGGCAATTACACCATCTTCTGCATCCAAGTTAGTCAATGGCGTGATGTCCGACCACTTCTCAAATACACGTGAACCGTTAGGCGTTCCAACCTGTTCAACGTTGACGTATTGCTCCAATGAATCATATTGACGCTTCAACGTGTTGATAGCCGTCTCAATGTCTTGTGGAATCGTCAAACCAATTGCGTTTCCATTTTCGTCAGTTGATGATGAAACCAAGTTGACCACCTTTGGGTCATTCTTCATCATTCCGACAAAGTCCTTAACAAACTTGTCCTTGATATTGACCTCTTCGTCGTTCAATGGCTTCTTGCCAGCGTCCGGGTCGTTCAAAACTGCATGTGCTTGGTCTTCAACGGCACGATCATAGTTGTCCTTCGCCAAGTCACGCTTAGCCTTTGCAACTTCGATGTCGTTCTTAATTGAGTTAATAGCGTCAACGTCTGCTGCGTCGTCGTTCACCAACAAAGCCGCCTTGTTTTGCAAGTCAGACAATCGTTGCCCAGCTTCAACCCAGGCGTTGTTCAATGTTTGAATATCCATATTTTTTTACCTCGTAAATTTATTTGTCTAGCAAAATAGCCAACTTGCGGGCTTTCAAATCGTCCACAGGCTGGCTATCAGTCTTGTTATTCATTTCTTTTTGCTTCTCATTAGCTATGATGTTCATCAGCTTGTTAATGGCTGACTTAGGTGGCAATGCAGCTTCCAGTGAGTTAGTCACTAACGGTGTATTTTCATCTACAAACAAGATACTGTCTGCGAACCCCTGATCAACTGCATCTTGTGCATTCAGCCATGTTTCGTTAGACATCATTTGCAACAAATCAGCTTGTGACTTACCTGTCTTTAGTTGATATGCATTCGCAATTGACTTATCAGTGTTGTTTAGCATTGCTGATGCACTGTCCATGTCATCAGAGTTGCCACCTTGGGTAGTTGATGCCTTGTGAATCATCAGTTGAGCGGTTGGAGCCATATTCACCGTGTCCCCGGCCATCGCAATTACAGATGCAGCACTAGCTGCTAGTCCTTGCACATTGACCGTGACGTTGCCTGGATATGCCTTCAACTCTGAATAGATTTCACTGGCTGCGAAAACGTCACCACCAGGTGATGAAATATTCACCACAACATCATCAACTTCACCATCATTCAATACGTCTGCCACTGACTTAGGGCTTGTATAGTCCATGCCAAAGTAGTCATAAAACCATGCGCTATCGTTATCCATGACAGCGCCCTTGACGTTAATTGTCTTCATTTTCCTTTTCACCTCCCTTCAATACTGGCTTAGGCATAATTGCAACCGGCATATCATCAGGCAAATATCCTTGGTTTCGCACCAGATATTCAAATTGATTTTGGCCAAGTGCACCTTGCTTAACAATATTTGCCAACATACCAAGATAGTCATCACCCATTGGGTCAATAGCTGGTCGCATGTCTGCCGTGATGTTCGCTGAAAGCTTAGTATTTAACTCACCAACAACGGCACTCACAAAGCGATTAAGCGCGTTTGCGTACAGCCCTTTGATTTGGTCAAGTGACGATTGTTGGTCGCCTGTACCGTTCAAATAACTATCTGGTACGCCATAAACCTTGGCAATTTGGGTCGAAGTCCAATTGACCTGTCCCAAAAGTGCTGCAACATTGCTTTTGATTTCTAGCGGCTTAAACTCTTCCAAATCATCGAGCACAATTGGACCGCCATTTGAAGCAGTGTATTGACTCATGAACTGCTTGGAACGTGATGCCTTGGTTTTCCAGTCAAGCAAACCGCCACCCTTGATAGACAGCACACCGTTTGCATTAATCGACTGCTTCAACGCTTGAATTGTGAGCTTGTCGCTCTCTCTTTTTACGTTTAATTCGTTGCTTAATGCCGTGAGTGGACTGATACCAGTCAAACCACCGTTTGTACTCATCAATCGAACGTGGATAATGTCACCCTGACCAAAGAATTGCGTACCAATCATCGGTTCATCGAATGACACTTGATATAACAACCCGCTACCGTCATCGGTGATGTACGGTTGAACTTGTGAAGGCCGTAATTGTTCCCAACGTTGGTCTTGTCCGTTAGCATTGCGCCAACGATAAGCAAACGCTTCACCGTTGAACAACATTTGAGCAAAGAATGATTGCCAGAATGCGTGCGGGTTAGTTCGTGGATCAGGGTTATTCAAAATACCCTGTGCACGCGTTGCGTCCGCAATTAATCGTGAGCTTGCAAGGTCGCCACTGACTTGTGAGACCAACGAGTACAAATCGCTGTTATGAATTGCTTCACGCACAGACACGTAATCTGAATTACCACCAGTTAGAAAGTTGACAATGCCGTCATCTAAACTGCCACCGTCAGAAGTAGCTGCGAACATGTTGCTAATCTTGGGTGGCTTGAATACTGCCATACTCCTTTACTCCTTCCTGTTAGTGTTGGTGCCATTGTCGATAAGCACAACGCCATATCCGGCAACAGCAAGTGCAATAGTCAGCGAAATTCCACCAACCAGTGCGTTAATCGTTAAAAACATGGTCAAAACAAAAACGACTAGTGCCAAGCTGAACAAAATAACGTCCAACCTAGCCCTAATCGCTCGTGCTAATCCTTTAATTTTCTTAGTAATCATCAAGTAACCCGCTTTCTGCGCTGTTGAACCAGTCCGCAACTTGCTGTGCACTCATGTGTTCAACTTGCCATGTGGCATCATTTACCATTCCAAACTCTTCAAAGTGATACATCGCTTGTGTCATGGCGTCGATAATAGCGTCCACAACGTCAATTTTTAGCGTGGCTTTTGTCTTATCAACTTGAATTCCCACACTATCTTCACGTAGCACGGCATTCAACAACGCCTTTTCCATTGTGATGTCGTCTAATCGGTCAACTGAATTCTCAACAAAGATACGTTGTAAGAACTTGGTGGCGTCTTTCAGCTCACCTGTACGCTGCCTAATTGGTTGCAGTGGGAACACTGAATTGTTTTCCAGCATCTTCACCATGTTAGTAGCTCCCATTGCATCGTAACCAAAGAACAGCACGTCCAAGTCATTTTCTTCAACATAATCAAGCAACCAAGCGTAAACTTCGTCGTCATTAATCATCCCTTGTTCGTGGCTAGTAATGGTGGCATAGCCAAGTCGTTCAGCTTCACGGTAGTTGATACCGTCCTGCTTCTCTTTGGCTTCAATAGAACCAGATTTATGCCACGGTATGAATGAGTGTTGTTCAATGTGCCATCGTCCGTTACCTTCTGGATCAACATAAGGATAAACAAGCGCAAGTGCTGTGTTATCGGACATCATTGAGTAGTCGAAGCCAATGTAAACTTGGCGTCCACGTATATCGAAGTCTGGAACAACAGCGCTTTCAACATCAGCCAAGTTCAAGAAGCTGTCAGTTGATTGTGCCAGCCACATGTTCATGTTTTTGGTTTGGAACGCTGGAAAATCACCTTGCAGCATCTTTGTATCGCGTTCATTTATCAAACCCTTTAGCAAAACTTCCCGTTGACTAGCCAAGTCTAGCAGTGGATTAGATTTCACCCAAGTTTCTGGCATAAAGGTCTCATCCAAGCTATCTTGTGCCCAAACTAGTACCAAATTGTCGTCATTTGAGCGATTCCAATCTTGTTCCATAATTTGTTGACCCGCTTTTTGGTCGTCATGGAACGGCAC